GTTTCCCAGTATCAGTGCTGCCCAAGAACCAGTTGCCGTTCGCTCCAATCGTCGGTGTAATGCCATCCGTGCCGGGGTCGCCCTGCGGCCCAGTGTCGCCGGTCTCGCCCTTGTCTCCTGGATCACCCTTGTCACCCTTCGCGCCGCGCGAGGGCTTCGTCGTGTCTGTGCTGCCGAGATACCAGTTCCCATTTGTACCAATCGTCGGGGTAATGCCGTCTGTGCCTGGTGCACCGGCTGCGCCGGGGCTGCCGTCTTTGCCCGGTTCTCCCTGTGCGCCTGTGTCGCCCTTTTCTCCCTGAACGCCGGGTTTGCCCTACGGCCCCTGTGCGCCCTGTTCGCCCTTCACCCCTCGGGAGGGTTTCCCAGTATCAGTGCTGCCCAAGAACCAGTTGCCGTTCGCTCCAATCGTCGGGGTAATGCCGTCTGTGCCGGGTGCACCGGCTGCGCCGGTTGCGCCTTTTTCGCCCTGTGCACCGGGGTCTCCCTTTTCACCTTTCGCACCAGCGTCACCTTTCACGCCCTGTGGCCCTCGCAGACTGCCGGAGGAGTAGTGCGCGCCGGACGTCAAATTGACGGTCATAATGTCGTCGTCAAACGTCACATTCGCCACGCCGACGCCGGTGTCGCCCTTCGCGCCTTGCAGCGGGCCGTTATTTTTCCAGCTCTTGCTCACGCTGTCGTAGATGTAGATGTCGTAGGGTTCCGCCGTGCCGACGCCGTAGGCCATACCAGCCTCCGGGTTCGCCACCGCAGCGCTCAGTGCCGAAGCGTTCGCGTAGTAGCCGAGCACCTTAAAGCCGGAACCTGTGTCACCCTTCGGCCCCTGCGGGCCTCTTGGCCCGGTCTCCCCCTGTGGGCCTGTCGCGCCTCGCGGGCCGGTCGCGCCCGTCGCGCCAGTTTCGCCCTTCTCGCCTTGGATGCCTTGCAATCCGCGCTCGCCCTGGATGCCCTGTTCGCCCCGAATTCCTTGGATGCCTTGTTCGCCCTGGTCTCCCTTGTCGCCCTTGGCTCCGCGTGAGGGTTTCCCGGTGTCGGTTGTCCCGAGATACCAGTTCCCATTCGCGCCGATCGTCGGCGTCGTGCCGTCCGTGCCTGGGTCTCCCTTGGCTCCTGTGTCGCCCTTTTCGCCTTTCTCGCCGCGCTCACCTTGCAGTCCTTGTGCTCCCTGCTCTCCTTTCGCGCCGGTCGCGCCGGGGTCGCCTTTGTCGCCTTTGTCCCCTTTTTCGCCCTTTGCTCCCGTTGCGCCAGTGTCTCCCTTGGCCCCGGTGTCGCCCTTCTCGCCTTTCGCGCCAGTGTCTCCCTTCGGCCCCTGCGGCCCCATGACGGAACCCATGTCCAGCTCTTTTCCGTCCGTCAGCGTAAAGATCAGATGGCCGTCCGCCTCGCGGACTTCAATGCCCTTCACGCCGCGCGAGGTCTGCCCGCTCAATGTGACCAAAATACTGTTCGGAATTTCAACCTTCACTGTCTCACCTCATTCCACCCGGACTTTGTTGTCCCGCGCCAGCGTCGTCCGGTCTCCGTGCGAAAATTCCACGTCGTAGGTGTATCTGCCCTTCGGGAACTTCGCGCTGATCTCCGCGTCGACCACAAGCGTCACCTGATTGTTCGCGACGTTCGAAAACGTCTTGCTCCAAACCTCCGCCCGCGTGTCGTCGCGGAACGTGATCTTCACCGTGTCCGTCGCCCCAATGTCCACGGCCGCTCCGTCCTGATCGACAAGATCCGCCTGAATGACGACGCTGAATGTATCTCCGGCATACCAGCACAGCACGCCGTTCGAGATTCGCGGGCTTGCGTATGCCCCCGGAATTGGAATTCCCATTTTCATCAACTCCTTTCCCTCAGTGTAACAGCTCCACCCAGCAGATTCACCCCACGCAGCACTTGACGGCTCCGCCCTCTGCGCGCTATACTGTTCTTATCTCAAACAGGAGGGCCACAATATGCTGGATGCACAAGACCGCAAGGACATTGCCGAACTCATGCACGTCATCGTCGAGAGCGAGATCACCCCGAAGCTCAATCTTCTCGCCGAAGGCCAACAGACTCTGCTTGAAACGCTCGCCCCGAAAAGCCGCGTGGAAGAGCTGGAGGAAGAGGTCGATTTCCTGAAATCCATTATCAAGCTGCACAGCGAGCAGATCGCTGAACTAAAAAAAGCCCAGTAAAAAACCGGAGCGGTCATCCCGCTCCGGTCTTTTGTTACTTGTACGGATTGTTTTCTTCCTTCCAGTCCTTGTTGCAGCTTCGCCAGATGGCTGCTTTCTCTGCCTTCGGAATGTCCAACTGATCGAGCGCCGCGTTCACCCGCTCCTGCGACACGCTCTGCGTCCCGTATGCGCCGAAGTACGCCTTTCGGAACGCGACATAGTCCGAATGGGAAACGCCCTGCTCTTCCAGTGCATCCATCTTCCCGCGCTCCGTATCGTCGGCCAGCGCATTATAATAATACGCCGTCTTCCCTTCCTCCGGCAGATCGTAGGCGAACAGCATCGTGAGCTTCGCCTCCTTGCTATCCAGCTTCTTCATCGCTCCGACGAAGGTATAGCTGTCCCGCTGATCCGCTCCGGCTGCGGTCATCTCCTGATAGGCCGCCGTCTCCTTCGCGCTCAGATTCTTGAATCCGCTTTCAATCCATCCCTGCGCTTCCTCCGTCGCCGTCTTGCCAAAGAGCAGCGCCTGCGCCAGATTCTTTGCCATCTCGCCCGGCTTGTCATTGTAGATCGGATATTGCAGGATGTCGCGTCCCTCGTTGTCCGCCTTGTAGCTGCCGCCCTGCACGACGGCCTGCGCGCCCTGTGCCATCTTCTTGATCTGCCCGCCGCCGAACGGCAGCGCCAGATAGGCCGCCGGGTTTGCCAGCTCGTTCACCACCGTCTGCACTTTCTTCTTCGGGGCAATGTCCTCGTTGCTGGCAAGCAATGCCTTTTCGATGTTCCCGATGTTCGGAATGGCCGACGAAACCGCAATGCGTCCGCTGTCGATCTCCAATCCCCACTTCTCATCCAGTCCGAGCACCGTGAGCATCTGCGTCCCCGGCAGCTCGCTGATGAGGTTTCCGCCGAGATTTTTGATCGCCTGATACGTTCCCGGCTTCTCCTTCGTGAACTCCCACCGTCCCGAGAGCGCCGACTGCACCGTGTTCGGCAGTTGATACCCGGTGAAGTCACCCACGCTGTCATTGAGGATGTCCAGCGGATCGAGCGCCGCGCGTCTGCCGGCAATGGCCTCATAGACCTCATTGTAGAGCCACGCACCGATCAAAAACTTAAAGAGCGCCTTTGCAAGCTGCGCCACGCCCTTCTTCCGCTCCTGCGGGATCATGTCCTTGAATATCCAGCTCAGTTCGTTGTTTACCTCCAACTGGAACTGCGTAAAGAGCTTGATGATCGGATTTCGCGCCGAGTAGATCGTCGGCGTCGCGCCTTTGCTTCGGTCAGCCATGATGTTTGCCGCGAACTGGTCTGCCTCCTGCATCGCGTTCATCTCGCTCATGCCAAGCCGGATGTTTTGCAGATACCGTGCCCGGACGACGCTTCCGGTCGTGAATCCGTCGACGGCTTCCATCAAAAATGCCGCCTTTTCCGAAACCTTGTCCATGGTCGACATCGCGAGCCGCCCATAGCCGCTGCGGTTGTGGATGAAGGTTGAAGCCGCGTCCAGTCCGTCCGCCGTCTTGTAGTTTTGCAGCGTCTGCCACATCCCGTGCAGCATATCCGCCGATGACACCTGGCTCCATGCCTGCGTCAGCGGAATGAAGTTCGTCAGCGCCGAGCCGATGTTCGCCGCCACCATGTTTGCGCCCACGCGGGATTCAAAAGCTTTGCAGACGTTGTAGAATTTCCGCCCCAGCGTCTTCTCCATGCCGCGGTCAAGCCGCGACTTCTTCCCGGCGAGCAGATTCGTGTATTCGTCCAGTTCCGCCACGAAGTTTGAGAGCGCAAACGGCGCGTCCTTCATTGCCTGCGCCACCCGCTCGTTTGCTTCATCCGGCGTCAGCGTCGGATCTTGCAAAATGCGGTCGATCTGCTTGCGCACGCCCTCGTCGCTCGCGCGGTAGCGGATCTGCGTCGCCAGCGCCCGGAGACGTTGGATGTCGCCCGTGTGGTAGATGACGTCCGAAGCAACCTCAATGTACCGGTCGAAGCCTTGCAGCGCGTCATAAGCCGTCGCATAGCCGAGCCGCTGCTGGATGTTTGCCATATACCGGATGCCCGGCCGGAACGACTGCGTCAGGCCGTTGATCGTCGCGGGCAGCGGCGTCACCTCGTCCGTAATTCCAAGGTGCCGTCCGAATCGTGTCAGCAGGCTCCCGTCCTTGTCGTTCTCCTGAAAATGCGGGAAATATCCCTGCATATAATCGACCGGTTCATAGCCGTTTTCCATCCGCACGCGGTTCATGTCCTGATAGAGCTGATCGTAGATGCTTCTGAATTCCTTCACGGCGTGTTCGATCTTCGCGTAGTCCAGCTTCGGGTTTTCCTCGCGGAACTTTTGAATTGCCGCGTTCCATTCCTCGTAGCCAAATCCGCCGCGCTGCTTCACGCGCGGATGCTCCGCCAGATACTTCCGGTTGAACTCCGCTTCCCCGAGCCACTGCACCGCATAGCTCTCCGAAACCAGATTCCCGTTTTCCACCTTCCGGCCAAGATTCAGCGCTTTGATCCTGTCCTGCAAGCCGACGACGTAGCTCTTTCGGTCGCTCTCGTTCTTGTGCACCGGGTGGAAATACTCGTTGTTGAACGCCTCGGCCTTCTCATCCGCAACCTTGCCTTTTTTTGCAATGTCCCGGATGTTCCGCTCCATGGTCTCGCGCATATACGCAAGGCCGCTCCCCTTGTCTACCCACTTCTCGGCTTCCGCCGCGTTCAGCGCGTTCTCCGCCTGATCGCGCAGTCCCTGCTTGCGCGTGTTGTTCCATGCTTTCAGCCGCAGCGCCAGCAGATCATAGTCCGCCTTCGCTTCGTAGGTTTTCAGGATCGCTTCCGCGTTCTCCCGGTTCTGTACCGCTTCCGGCGTCGTGTCTCCGCGCAGCAGCATATTCACGACCTTCTGGTCTGCGTCCGTCAGCAAATACCGGCTCTGCACCTTCTGGAATTTCTTCTTCTCGGCCTTAACCTCCTTGGCAAGCTCCATGGCTTCCTCTGCCGTCTGCGGCACACCCAGTTTCTCTTTCTTGCGCTCCTGCGCTTCCTGATAGCGCTTCGCAATGCGGATTCCTTCCGCAAGCCGCTGTACGGATTCATCAAAGTCATTCCGCGCCCACGTCTTGAAGCTCTCCGCCTGTGCGCCAAACGCTTCGTTCAGCGTCATTTCGCGCTTCTGGATGCTCTGCGCTACCTCATAGAGCTGCAAGAGCTGATCGCTCGGTGCGGTGATGCTCGCCGGGAACAGCTCCGGCGCCATGTCCCGCATCTCCTGATAGAACGTGTCGACCGGCAACCCATCGCTGGAAAGGCGCAGCGTGCCCATGGTCTGCTTGCGGAACAGATTAAAGTCCGCAATGTCCGCTCGGTCTTTCGCCGAGATGAAAAGCTTCTGCGTGCGGATTTTCTCGCGCACATCCTTGTACTGCTCATAGTATTCCGTGTCGGCCTCGCGCCCGGCGTCCCATGCCTGGTCAAACATCCGGTTCAGCTTCGCGCTGTCCATCTCGCCGCCGCGCAGTACGTCGTAGATGATCTCGTCGGCGATTGGCCGCAGCGTCTCGCGCTTTGCTGTCTCCGGCACGCTCAGATTGTCCGCCAGCCGCCGAACCAGTGTGTTTTCCGTCCGCGCCACATATTCCGCCGCCCGCTCCGGCAGTGCATCCCGGAACCGCTGCTGCGCCGCCGTAAACTTCACCTGACCGGCATAGTCTCCCTTTGGATTCCGCTGCTGCTCAAAGTGCCGAAGCACATCTTCCGAAAGAATACTTTGGTGCGTGCTGTTGACAGTCTGCAAAAAATCTGCTACACTAATTTTGGCAGCCTTGATAGAGCGCATGCTCTGGGACTTCGTGTCCGCCTGGCTGCTATTTTTTTGTCTTCCGCTGACCGCGTGCAGCATGTCATAGGTTTCAATTCCAGCCACGCGGCCTGTTTTCTGCTCCACTGTTACGACTGCGGCGAACTCCCGTCCGCGGCTGTCCGTCGCATACGCAGCCATCGCATAAGTACCGGTAACGTCCTTCGCCTTGTTTTTCAATGCATTGATTGGAATCGCATTTTCGACGATATCTCCGATCACCGATCCAAGCCGCGCATTGGTCAGCAGGCGATTCTGCGCACCATTCAAGCCGTGCCGGATACTGTTTGCCGTTACCATCAGGTTTTTCCCGGTATACCGATTGCGCACAAACACTTTCCCGTCCCGTTCCGTACCCACGGCGCGGGCGTTTTTCATGCCCTGCTGCACGACCTTCGCCGTGTCGACGCGGTTGTTCTCGCCGCGCACTGCATCGACCTCCGGCAGCGTTGTCACGTTCATGTCCGGCTGCTCCGTCAGAAAATCGTAGGTATAGGCCGTGCCATCTTCCGCAAGGTCAATTCCCTTGTACGCCTCGTTCGTCTGGTCGGCAGCCGAGTATGCCGGCGGTGCCCTCGCGCTGTCGGACTTCTTCGTCCACTGCCCAGCCTCCATCGTCACCTCGGCGCGGATGTTGTTCGTTCCGTAGGCCGTGCGGTTGATCCCGGCGTAGGCGTCCGCTACGATTTCTTCAACGTAGGCGTCCGTGTTGCCTCCATAGATCGCGTTGTAGGCGTCGATGTAGCTGTCGATCTGCGCCTTGCTGATCTTTCCCTCGGCCACCAGCCGCTTGCGGATGCGCTGCGCCATCTCAGCGTTGCGCTGTGCAATGATGTGATACCCTTCGTGCTTGGCAAGCTGCGTCGCGGTATAATCCTCGCTGTCCAGCCGCACCAGCACTGTTCCATCGGCCAGCGTCACGCCGTCCGCGCGGAACGTCCGCCCGTCGACCGTGGTTTCCAGCTGCCCGACGACGAATTTGTAACTCTTGATTCCCGCCGTGCGGAAGAACTCTGCCGCCTTCTTCGCGTCCGCGTTTTTCAAAATCTCCGCCCGCGGCATCACGCGCACCGTGTTCTCGCTGCCGCCCTCGCCGATCAGATCCGCGTTCGTTACTTGAGGCCAAGTTCCTGATAGATTTCTTGCCTGATCCGCTCTTTCTCGTCCTCGGCGGGCGCTTTCGCTTCGCCCTCCTGCTGCTTGCTCCACTCGCCTAGCTTGCTCTCCGGCACGCGCACCATCATTCCGTTCCTGTCCTTCAGCAGATACGATCTTTCCATTGTTTCCTCCTTGACGTTCGGCCTGTACCACTTCGCCAAATGGTACGCCTTTCAGGTTGACATTTTTTCCTTCGTAGGATATACTACCGATAGAACCATTTCGCAGAAGCGGCTGGGACGCTATTGTAAGCCCAGTTCGGCGAAGAAGCGGAATGGTTCTTTTTTGATCTGCATACAAAACCTCGCTGCTTTGGATGAAGCTGGCGGGGTTCTTTTTTGTGTATGCGCTGTTGACCTTCTGCATATCGTCGAGCAGGAATCCGTCCTCTGTCGCCCGCAGATCGAGCACGGCCATCATCGGCTGTCCGTTCTGCGCCTTCACGCTGCCGAACAGCACCAGACGGCTGTTGTCTCCGCGCCCGGTCTTGCTTTTCAGAATCAGCACCGGGTCTTCCAGAATCTCCGGGACGCGCTCAATCTCCCGCAGCGTGATCTCCGGGTGCTCTTTCAGAATGGTCTTGATCTTGTCGCCGTTCATGTAGATGTCGCTCTCCACCGCGCCCAGTCCCTGCAGCGTCGCGCCGGTCGTGCCAAGTTCAAACGACGCGCCCTCCGGCTTCCCATCCCGGTTCCACTGCCGCAGCTTTTGCCGGTAATCCTTCGAAATGGAATACTGCGCTGCGCCGCTCTGCTGCGCCGCCTTGCGTCCGGCCTCCCATGCCGCCGTCGCCACATCCCGGTTCATCCCGACCGCCGCTCCGACCGTCCACTCCTTCGATACGCCCATCTGCCCCCGCTCGTATGCCTTCTGAAATTTCGCGGCATACTCTTCCACGGAAAGATCTGTCGTGTTGCCGTTTACAAAATACGCCGCTGTCAGATCGTCATATCCGTTCTTCTGCACCTGACGTTCCAGATAGGCATTGTCCGCCGCAGCCGCTGCTTTGTCCATCTCCGCCTCGGCCTGCGCGGTCTGCTGCCCGGCATACTGCTCCGGGTCGATCTCGGCCCATCCTTCGCCCACATCCAGCAGACTGCCGTCCTCGTCGTATAGGTCGACGCCTTGGCTCTGCTGGCTCTGCTGCCGCTGCGTCTGTTCATGCTCTGTCTGCGGCTGCTCCGCGCTCTGCACGGCGTTTTTGAAGTTCTGGTATGTCTGGTTCTCCTGCGTCTGATCTCCGCTCTGCGCTTCCTCGGCGGCGTCCTGCTGCTCCCGGACGTACTCGCGCAGCACACCGGCCACGTCCTTCTGCGTCGGCTCTCCGCCTCGCATCAGATCGCCCTGCAAGGCTGCCGCGCGGTCGAAGGCCGCTCCTTTGCCCTGTGAAAGACCGAGGTCGATCACATCCTGTACCTCGCCGCGCTGGATGGCCTGCGTCGCCGTCCACTGGATGTTCGCCTCCGACGCGCCCTTGCCAAGCGCCGCGTATGTACCGGACATCGCCCAGCCGGAAAGGCCGCCCGCAAGGAACGAAAGGCCATCTTCCTCTGCGAAATCCTTCACCATCGCGGCCATCGCGTCCCGCTCACTCATTCCCTTCGCAAGATAGGCGCGGTACGCCGTTTCCACTTCGCCGCGTCCGCGCTTCGCGGTCACGTCATAGATGCGGTTGAGCCAGTTGCTTGCAATTTCCTCTGCGCCCTCCGAAGCAAACGCCCGGACGACCTTGCGCCACGCCGCCTTGCCGGACAGCATCGTCTCAATGATGTCGCCCACGGAATATTTCTCGGTAATGCCCTCGATCGCACCCTCGACAATACCGTCGATCAGCGCGTCGACGTTGCTTTTGCCGTTCTGGATTCCCTCATAAACGGAATCTGCTGCGACCTGTGACCCCATCACGAAGTTCATCGTATTCGCCACGGCGCCCTGCGCCGCCGCTCCGGTGCCTAACCCCGCCGCACCGACCAAGCCAATCGACGCCGCCATGTTGACCGCGCTGTCCAGGGCGCTGGTTCCTGCCTGATAGAGGAACTGTCCGACGGTTCCCATGTTCTGCATGACGCCGCTTCGGATGCTTCCCGACACGCGGCTCGCATTATACAGTGGACTGTAAATATTCGTCGGCATATCCGCGTTCTGATACCCGCCAAACCCCTTCGGCAGCACGCCACGCACCGATTCGATATTGCCCAGCGCCTTTGCCGGAGCCATCAGCGCGGACGCCGCCGTCGAAATGTACGGATGCTCCTGCCCGAACCGCTGCATATCCTCTGCCTGTATCATCGCGTTCTCATAATCCCGAAGCCGCTGTTCATACTCTGCGAGGCTTTTGATCTCGTCTTCGCTGTATCCTTTCGCCCGCAGATCGGCACGGGCCTCCATCTTCGAGAGCCCGCTCCCGCCGTTCTGTTTGGAGTAGTCCCTCGTGTACATACCGCCCGCATTATATTCCCGCAGCAGCGCTTTCGTCTCGTCATCCAGCGGATCGATCGCCATGTGGCTGCGCTTCATCGCGCGTTCGCTTTGCAGCTGCATCTGCTCCTGCTGAAGCTGCGCAAGCCGGGTCTCCATATCGCTGATCCCTTCCATTTTGCCCTGCTTGATCAGCTCTTTCCGCTCATTCTCCCGCCGCACACCTTCCTCGGTCGCCGTCTCAGCTTCTGCCTGCCGCGTCCGGATCTGCTGTTCCAGTTCCTTGATCTGGCCGCCCAGCTCTTCCTCCCGCTCTTTCAGGACGCCGACATATTCATTGTCGTAAAGGCCGCGTTTGTAGTTTTCGTAGGAGCCGTACTGTTTGACCATTTCCGGCGTATGGTCGAACTGGTGCTTGGTGATCTGTTCTTCGCTCTCCACGTTCTGTACGGCCTGATTCTGATACTTGTTGTTTTCGGCGTTCGCGGCCTGTGCCGGGTCTCGATAGACTGTCGTGTTCAGGATCTTCTGCTCCGCAGGGGTCAGCGGTTTCCCGCTCATCTGTTTCTGCCGAAGCTCCTTCTGCTTGAGCGCGTATGTGTAGTTCTGGTATGCCGTGCTCTGCGCCGCCTTCCCGTAGCCGCTCTGGCTGTATGCCTGCGCTGCGTCCCGCATGGCGTCCGCCCGGCGCTCATAGCCCTGCGTCACCTGCCGCTGCGCCTGTTGCTGCATCGCCGCGCGGTAGTTGGCAAATGCGTCGTAGTTCCGCTCCTCCGCGTTGTACTGCCGCTGCCGCATGGTCTGCGGAAAATTGGTGGACTGCTCATATTCCCGCAGCGCGTCCGCGCCGCTGCGCTTCCATGTGCCGCTCTGCGTCTGCTCCTGCTGCTGCATTTGGGCAGCGCCGGTGTTCTTCGCATAGCTGCTCGCCTGTTCATACTCCCGCAGCGCATCCGCGCCGCTCCGTTTCCACTTTGCCATAGCTCCCCCTTATTCCAGCGGAATGCCAAACCCCGCCTTGTTCAAGATGCTCGCCAGCTCGTTATACTGCTTCTTGCCGGTCGCGTTTCCGAGATTGAGCTGGTGCACGACGCCTTGGAACAACTCATACGCCTTGTCCTTCTGCCCCATCGCCAGCCATTCATACATCCCTCGCTTGAGCTGATCATACGTTTTCGACTGCACCCCGCCGACACCACCTTTGTTGTAGGTGTTGTCGATGTAGCCTTTTCCGCTTTGTGCGGTCGTCTCCTTGCTCTTGCTGCTCCCGCCGGAGCCGCCGCCCGATCCGCCGCTCGCCCTGCTCTGCGCGGCCAGCTGCTGCAAGTAGGCGCTGTTCTCGTTCGCCGCCTTCTGCGCCCAATAGCTGAGCTGGTCGCTCCACTGGTTGTAGTCCCGTGAATAGGCGCTGTCGTAGGCGCTGCGCGCGTCGGAGAGGTCGGAGTAATAGTCGTTCACCGTGTCGCGGTACCGGCTGTACGCCTGATTCTCGCGGTCGCTGAGCAGTCCATACTGGTTGTAGAGGTCTGTGCCCTCGTCGCGGTAGCGGTTGTATGCCGCATTGTAAAGATCCGGCACAATGTCGTTCAGGTTTTGCAGATAGGCGTTGTATGCCTGCTGCCCCACCTGCTCGCCGTAGGTGCTGCCATAGCCGCCGGTCAGCGCCGCCGCCTGGCCCATCGTGTCCTGCATCGCGAGCCGCCCCTGCCGCTGGTACTGCTCACGGTACTGCTGATATACCGGGTCTGTCCCGAGGTCATAGCTGAACGGCTTCCGGTTTGCGATCCGGTTGTAGAGATCCGTCAGCTCGCCGTCCCACTGGCTTTGATATTCTCCCGGTCTGCGGGACTGCACCTGATTGAGATACGCCTGCGCTTGCTGCACGGCAGAACCCGGCGTGTAACCGCCTTCCAGCCCATTGATTCTGTTTTGCGTATACCCGCTCACGCCCTGCGAGAGCAGCGGACTTTGCCGCTGCGTATACTGCCCCTTGTAGTTCTTGGTTGTCTGCGCCTTGTTGCTCACCTGACTCTGGTAGCTTCCGTCGGCGTTGACGCCTGTGATCCGGTATGTTCCGCCGCCGGTTACAACCTCGTCGCCCGCCGAAAGGCCGGCCGGCGCCTTTCCGTTTTCTACGCGATAAATTGCCATGTCTTCACCCCTTTACAGTTTGAAATACGTCGCCGCCTGCACCGGCGTATGCTCCTGATTGTATGCGTTCCAAAATCCCTGCCAGTAGCTGTTGTACTTTGCAGCGGCGTTGTTGTACTTCGTCAGCTCGCCGTTCGCGTCGCAGATCTTCATTTCCAGATACCAGCGGTAAATGTCCTCATACGGGAACGGGATCATCAAAATCGTGTCGAGGTCTACCCCCGGCGGATAGCCGGTGAATTCCCCCATATCCTCTTCCCGCTCATGCGCCCGGAATACCTCACGATCTGCAATGCCGTCCAGCTCCCCGAGCCAGTGCACCTTGTGATCCTCGCCGTACTGATTCGGCATCAGCCGGTCGATCATCTCAATCGCTTCTCGAATTCTCATACTCCACCTCCTATGAAAAAGAGGGAGCGGCACACGCTCCCTCTCGTCATGCCGCAAAGGGCACTATGTTGTTATTTCGGCTCGCTTGCGCGGTTGGCTTCAAAGGCTTCCTGCGCCTGCTGCTGTGCTTCCATCAGGCACTCGTAGACCGGGCGCGGAACCTCCGTCCGCTTGCCCCTCGGCACCTGAAACGTTCTGCCATTCACGCCGACATACTGGAACTGCTGTTCGTTGTTACCCGCTCTCGGCAGCATGATCTCCCGCATATCCTTCCATGGGTCATATCCCTGTTCGGTTGTCGCGGTCACAACTGCGGTTTCTTCTGTCTTTGCCATGTGGATTCTCCTTCCTTAGTTGGCCGGGTCAGTCGTGGAGTATGCGCTCGTGCTCTCAATGCGCACCATGCGCTCCTCGTAAAGCCGCTTTGCCGCGCCTTCGTACTTATAGCCGACGGTGCTGAACTGTTCCAGCGGGCCGCCCGCTTCGCCCTTGGTCTTGACGATCATTTCCATCGTGCCGCCGTCCGGGTCGATCATAGCAAAGGCGTCCTTGCCCATGATGATCGTCGCATACACGCTGTAATAGACCGCCGGGTTGCCGCTCGCAGCAGCCGTCTTGACCGGGCAGGTGCTGTCGTTCCAGATCTTCTGGTTCGTCGATTCGATAAAGCGCACGCCGTGCAGCTCGCCGATCTCGCCTTCGAACAGCTCCGTGACCGCCGCGTACTTGTGCACCTCGACCCATTCCTTGCTCTGCCGCAGATCGAACGCGACAGACGGATGGATGATACCGACGTACTTGCCGTTGATCGTCGGCGCGTGCGCCTTTTTCAGCGTGGTCACGGCCTTGTTGATCTCGGTCGGCGTCAGCACGCAAGTGGTGTTCATGCCGCTTCTTTCTGTCACCTCGGTATGTTCGCCGGTCGTGGCGTTCACCTTGTCGCAGAGCTGCTTCACCGTGCCGCCCACAACCTCGTTTCGCACCATCTTGTCAATGCTCATGCCGCCGGAGGCGCCGAGTTCTTCGGTCGCGCCGAGAATCGCGTTGTCAATGGCGTGCAGTTCCAGCAGATCGGAGATCGTGACGTACAGACCCTTTTGCACAAGATCCTGCGTCATGCTCGACATGCCGAGCTTCTGGCCGGTCGGGATGACGCCTTCGGTCAGCGTCTCCGCCTCCGGCAGCGTGTTCCACTTGCGCCATTCCACGCTCTTGCCGTGGTTGCGCGGAAGCGCCTGCTTCTTGGCAAGCTGGGCAAAGATCAGCTCCGGACGCGCATTTTCAAGGAGCTGCGTGTCGTAGAACGTTTTCATTGTCGGCGTCAGCTTGTTGGTCGTGTCAAACGCCGTAGTCGTACCGGTGTATGCGTTCACGTAGTTTCCGGTCGCGTTGACCAGCGTTCCCGCATCCGCGAAAAACTGGAATCCAATGTTAAGCATAGTTCTTTTCCTCCTTCTGCTCAGAGGACGATTTTTTCCCCCCTCTGAACCCTTCTGATGATGTCCTCGCGCTGCTGCTTCGACCAGCTGCGCGGGTCTGTGTTTGTGAATTGCCCGCCGTTGGCGTTCCCGCCGATCTCGGCAGGCCGTGCGCCCTGCGCGGCAATGGTCTGCATCACGTTGTTTCTCGCCTGTGCTGCCACCGCCTGCGCTTGCGCTGCCTGGATCTCTGCCATGTGTACCACTTCGTAGGCTGTCTTCGGTGGGACGTTCGCCGCAATCAGCCGGGCGAAGTCTTCGTTTGCCATCTCAGCCTCAAAGCTCGTCCCGTACTGCCCGGCAACATCCCGGTCAAATGCCGACCGGATGCCGTTGAACTGCTCCTGAAGCTGGTACTCCTGCAGCTGGCGGCGCATCCCTGCGGTTTCCGCGCGAGAAGCATACTCGCTGCGTACCGCGTCCGCCGTCGAGCCGCGTTCCATGGCTTCTGCTTCGTAGAGACGGTTGTCTGCGCCAAACTTCTGTGCCAGCGCCGCATAGTCGATCTTTCTCGGGTCTGAGGTGTCAATGCCATAGAGCACGCCCAGCCGGTCGACCACCGGAGCCATCGCTTCGATCTGCGCCTTCATCGCCCCCTGCCCTTTGAGCCGCTGTTTCACGGCCTTCTGCACCGCCGCGCCGACTGCGCTGTCGTACTGCTGCTTGTACTTTCCCGCGATCAAGCTCTCAAAGGTCTCCTCCTGCTGTCCCTGAGCGTCCGGGACGTTGGCCTGCTGCTGCGACGCTTGCGCCTGTGCCGGAGCTGCCTGCCCGCTCATCTGCTGACCGGCGACGTCAGCCGCGCCCACCTGGGGCGCTCCTGCCATAAGTTCATCCATAAAGCAAGTCCTTTCTGACTTTCTAATTTCAGTCTACCATGCGTTTTTTGTGATTTCACCCCACGCCGAAAGAAACGATCTGCAAACCATTGGAGTGTTTGTAGATCGGTTTTTTATTCCGGCTGCGCGGCCTTCTGCGCCTGCTCCCGCGCGTTTTGTACCTTTGTCGGCTCCTGCTGCTCGCCGGTGTTGATCTCTGCCAGCTTTTCATCCTTCGGAGCCTGCACGGCCTGTCCGCCCTCCATCAATACCTGTTCGGCCAGCGCCTGCCCGAGCGAAGGATCATATCGATCTGCCACGGCAAGCGCCATCTGCTGCCACTGCGCCAGCCGCTCCGCAAGGTCGGCGTTCTCCTGAATCTTCTGCACGATGCTGTCCTTCCCGTCGAAGTCCATCATGTCCAGCGTCGCGAGCGCCTGATCCACCATTTGCGGTTGGAAGAAGCCCAGCTGGAAGAATTGCAGCGCCAGCTCGTTCTGCGCCATCGCCGTATATTCGCTCGCCTTCTGTGCCGAAACCTCAATATCAAATACCGGCTTCCGCATCCCGTCCGGCTGCCCGTCCTTGCCATAGAGCGGCTGCATCTGCAACCCTTGGTTGGAATACTGCACGAATTCTTCCGCGCCGCGCTGCCCCACAATGCGGAACTGACGCGGCAGATCGTAGAATTGCCGAATTCGCTCAATCACCATGCGGATGAGCCGCGCATATGCCCGGTATGCCGACTTCGTGCTGTCCTTGCTCGACCGGCCCGATGCTTCCTGCAGCGCCGCAATCGCGGAGGCCGCCGTCACACCGGAGCTTGTCGCGCCGTTGTTGACGTCCGTGTTTCCGGTCGTCCACTTCAGTTCCTCGATCTTGTTCTGCAAAATTGTGATGTAGTTCCCGTTCAGCGGGTTTACCTGGATCTGCATCAGCGAGTCCTGACTGAGATTGCCGTCCACGTGCACAAAAGGCTTCGTCCAGTCCGCGAACTCCTCTTCGTTCACGCTGCCGTCGTTGCGCCGGAACCACCGGGGCGACGCCGCCATGATGGCGTTCTTGATGATCACCTGATTCATCCGGTCGATCTGCTCCTGCGCGCTCTTGCCGATGTCGATGTATCCGTAGCCTGCAATGCTGCCCTCCACCGGGAACAGCGCATCCACCACAAACGGATAATCCCCGTCGTCGTAAAGGCCCGTCTCCGCCATGGGGCTTCCGACCGGCGTCTGCACAACCGAGCCGTCCGGCATCTGCTGCGTGCTATATTTCTGCTCGCCGTCGTTCTCGGTCGCCAGCAGTACGTTGTCTCCGACGAATTTGCAGAAATGCAGCACACTCTTTCCGCCCCGCCACTTCTTGTAGTACCAGTCCACCACCATGCTTTTGTTATCCGTCGGCACGGTGTCATCTGTGTTGTACTGCTGCATGATGTTTCCGGTCGATTTCAGCTTCCCTTCCAACTCAGGGTACTTGGCCGTCAGGATGTCGTTGTCGACCAGTTCCGTCACAAAGACGTTTTTCGATTTCTGAATGTCTGTGATCCCCGGCTCCCAGAAAAAGCTCAGAATGTCAACCGCGTTCACGGCGATGTCGCCGATTCCGTTCAGCTTGGAGCTGTCCCAGCTCACGTGCCAAACGAGCGTTCCCTGCTTCAGCTTCGTCCACTGGCTGTCCGAGTAGACTTCCTCGAAATCGTTCTGTTCTAGGATCACCGGCAGGATGGACGAGAGCCGCTTGGCTTCTCCCCGGTCGTCCGGCTCCCTTGGCCGGACGGCGGGCGCTGGGTATGCCGCAATCGCGTCCGCGTGCTTGCCCATGATGACGTTAAAGAGCCATGCGCTCGCCCACTTATCGTCCATCGGATTCCCTTTTTGAATCTGCCGCCAGCTCTTGAGCCGCCACCAGTTTTCGCTCGCCGTCACGCGCGCTTCGAGGTTTGCCTTGCCCGCCTTGTATTTTTGCAGCGTGGCAAACGCCTGCCGCACCTGCGCTTCACCGATTGGCTGCGTCAGCACCGGCGCGCTCTGTTCCATCGTCTCATTTTCCATCTGTTGCTTCCTCCGTCTCCTGCGCGGCTTCCGCTTTGATCTGCATCTCCGCCAGCGCGTGTGCCTCGGCCAATAGATTTTGCAGAATCAGCTCCACGACCACCGGCGGCAGCTTTGCCGCGTTGATCTCCGCAATCAGCTTCTCCCGAAGCGCCCGCACCTCTGTCCCGAATTTCATTCCGCGTCCCCTCCTGTCAATACGATGTTCACCATGTAGATCTTCGACCTGGCATCGTAGGACGCGTTCACGCTCTCCGCCTTGCGGTATGTCCCAATCAGCGGAATCTCCTGCTGCCCGTCAATCACCTTGCAGCTTGCAAAGCTCATGCCCTCCACGCCGGATAGATCCGGGAACTCCGCCCCCGCGCCGACCTCGAAGCTGTTTGTTGCGGTCATCTGTGCCCGTTCGACCAGTGTTTCGTAAAAATTCGTGATCGGGATCTGCTTTTCATCAAGTTTCAAAATCATTGTCATTTCCTCCCTATGACGCATTTTTGGCCGTAATAGCTCTGTTGATAGCTTCCTTCAGCGCAGCATTGTCGTTGGCAAACTGCGCCGCGCGATATGCCGGTAGTTCGCTCACCACGACTGCCGGTGTCACGGTTCCCGCGCCGCTCAGCGCCGCAATCGCCGCCCGCATCTGATTGAAGTGGTTCGTGCTCAATGCCGCGCCCGCCGTAGCCGTCGGCACCGACGCCGCCGTGCCGCCGCAGTCGGCCACCCGCTGCCGCAGCGTGTTCCATGCCGCCGCCGTAATCGTCGAAATCAGGCTGCCCGCCGCAATGTTCGCCGCATCGTTTCTTGTCCATGCAAACCTTGCGATCAGCGCCTGCGTCGTGGCCGAAGCGTCCGCGCTGTCCAGATACGAGCCGTTTACCGTGTGCCTGACCTTGAAGTAATACGTCGTCCCCGGCGACAGGCCCGGGATCGTCACCGGCGAGCTTCCGATGTTTCCGTAGGACACATAGGCTCCCGTCGCCGTCCGGTAAAACAGCGTCCAATACCCTGTGCTCCCGTCGCCTCCATTCGAGGCCCAGTAGACCGTCGCGCTGTTCTTTGTTGTGGCGACGTTCGTGATCGTCGGCGCAACCGGCGTGATCCGGCTCTTGTAGTAGGCATGTACTTCCAAGCCTTCCGAGATCGTGATCCCGGTCCCAGCCGAGTATGTGTACTGGTAGTTGTCCGAGGACAGCCGGAAATACTGAAAATCATAGAGTTCTGAATACGTCTGGTACTGCGTTCCGGCGTATGTGATGTAGAAAATGCCGCCCTCCGATCCTTCAAAAGAGCCACTTGTCAGCGCCGTGCTCCCGTCCAGGTAGTTCCGGATCAGCACCTTCACGGTCTGCGCCTGCGTCGTGTAGGACACCACGTTCGTGTTGCTGTTCTGCGGCGTCTGCCCCGGTGCGTAGATGTGGACGTAAAATTGATACGTGCCCGCGTTCCCCACATAGCTGCTGATGTTAAACGACCACATTGTCGTCGCGGCCTCGCGTGTCCCGCTTTCCGGCTGGCGCACGAGTGCGGTGTAGCTCGTGCTTCCCGGATAGAGGCAGTAGAGCATCATCGCGTACTGCTGCCCGACGGTCAGCCCCGTCACGTTTAATACGGTTCCCGAAATCGATGCAGTCGGCATAGGCGATCACCCGAATACCGGCACAACGCCGACTACGCCGCTCGACACAAACTTTATCGTCCCATCTGCCCGGAGCTGGATGCTTGCCGTCTTTCCGGCGTTCTGGATGAAGATATCGCCGCTTGTCGACCTGATGCGCACCGCCGCGCCGCTCAGATCCGTTGCATATCCCTCCGGGGCCGAACTCGACGGGGTGAATTGCAGCCCTCCCGCGCCATCCAGATACATTTCGCCGCCTTTCATGTTCGTCCCGCCGACGGTCAGGCCGGTTACATTCCCGAGGCTGTCCGTAATCGCGTCGATCTGCGCCATGATTGCTTGCAGCTTCGTCTGAACGCTCACGCCGCCGAGCTGCAAGTCCGTCGCGTTGATCGTGCCGGAGATTGTCGCGCCCTTCGCTGTCATCGCGCCGCTCGCGTCCACCTTGAAGTCGCTTCCAAGGCTCAGTCCGCTGGTACCGAAATACAATCCGTCCGACGCGCCCCACTTCTTGTTCGTCCGGTAGATACTGTCCTCTGCCACCGTCCATGGGCCAATCACCGACCCGCTCGCCGCTGTCAGCGTGCCGGATAGCTTCGCGTTCGTCGCTTCCAGCGTTCCGGACGGGAAGTGCAGCTTCTTGGCCGACAGATATGCGATCTCGTCGCCGCCCTGCCAGAAGGACACGCGCCCCGGCGTCACGGTCACCAACTCATTTTTCTTCTGGTCTACCACGGTCTCGCCGTCTTTTGTCACTGTGGTCTCGATGTTGCCGACGCCCACGCCGTAGACCGGCACCGCGCCGTTGTAGTAGAGCAGTCCGGTTTTCACGTACTGCTGCGAGTTTACCGCGAAGTCGTTGTTGATGCCCGCTGCGTAGTCGTAGAGCTGCCGGATGCCAAATTCGTTTCCGTCCACGGTCATCGTAGCCTTCTGCCAATACTTCCCGAAGTCCGATACCGCGACATAATTGCCCGAGAGCTGTGTCTTGAAGCTCTCGCTGTTCGCGGCGGCGTAGTCCGCCGTCTTGATGATCAGCGCCTTGAGCTGCCCAAAATTCCCGAGTTGCGTCTTCCGCTCTGCGTCCGGCAGGCTGTCCGCATCAATGGCCCGCGACACTTCCTGCAGCACCGCGCCCGCCGACCAGTCCGCGAGGTTGAGCTGGTCCGTCAGCGTGCAGAGGTAGCGCCGCATGGATTCCAGCTGTTCCCCGCTCGTCTTTCCGGCAATGGATGGGTACGCCAATTTCATACTGCCCATCGTCGCACCTCCTTTCTCATGCGTCACTCCCCGCTTCCAGCACGCGCGTCAGGCCGTATAGCTTGATCTCGCCCTTTCCCGTCATGCGGAATTGCAGATGGTCGCACCGGCAAGGTCGGATCGGCAGCAGGAATGTTCGCAGTCCTTTCCCGTCCAGATGTCCGCTGTGCCGCCACTGTCCGTCCGAATCGTACTGAATCCAGAAATCCATGCTGCTTCCCTTCGGAAGCTGCATCCGCAAATCCAGCCGCGTGATGTACTTCTTCCCCGCGAGGCCGTATGTCATCATCCCGGTTTCTGCCATCCACTCGACGGCCCCTTCCATCTGTCCGGCCGACCCATACAGACAGTCTACGTGCTTCTCGCTGTCCAGGCAGTAAAGCTCATCGTCCACGCGGGCAAACTCTGCCGCGTGCAGGCTGTCCTCCTTGTGCCAAAGTCCGCGCCGCGTGTCGTAGCAGAAGAGCGCCCAGACGTTTTCTCCATCCCGCATCGAGATGTAATACTTCCCGCGCACCCCTCCGGCCACGGCCTCATAGTAGAGTGTGTTTCCGAACGCGCTGCCGATGTTCTCCGGCATCCCGCCCGTGTAGACGCAGACGCCCATGCGCGACTTGTAATAGAGCCGGTCATCTACCACAACGAGGCTCTTTTCCGATCCGCGCTGCACGCCCTCACATTTCTGCACGACGACCTGATGTGCGCCCTGTGCAGATGGGTAGACCCGGTGGAAGCAGTCCTCCTTGAAAAAGATCGGGCTGTCGGCCAGCGTCGCCGCGCCCGTCCATCTCCCATCCGTGCCGCAGCTCGCGCGCCAGCTGTCCGTCGCCACGCCCTCGTAGCACTCCCAGTTCTTGAAGTCCCCGAGCTTGCAGCAATAAAGCTCGTTCACGGTCTCGCCGTCCACCACGCCATACTTGCAGCCCCAGAGCCGGTTCCCGCTCTCTGTCACATAGTCCATGTCCGGCACCTTCCGCTCGGTCTTTACCGTCCCGCTCGTCAGCTCCGTTGTCTGGTCGACAAGGCCCACGATCACGATGTAGCTTTCCGCCACGTCGTAGAGAATGTGCGAGCCGTTGAGCGCTTTCACCTGCTCACTTCCGGTCAGCCCGCTCAGTTGGATTCCATCGTACTTGGAAAATCCCTGTCCGATGCCGTCCGCCGCGAGCTTGAGATAGACCGTCGGCACCGACACCCATTGTGAGGTTGTCGCCGCGTACTGCTTGAGCGTGTGCACGCTCCCGCTCGTGTCGATCCAGTATTGGCCGTTTGTCGCGTTCTCCGGCTGATCGCTCTGCGTATAGCTCACCGTGATTGCCGTGCCGTCCACCGTGCAGAGCGAAATGCTGAGCTTCCGGCTCGTTCCAAGCGCCACGCTGTTTGCGTGCCCCATGTAGCCGTTGTCCGAATACTTTTCCGTGTTGAAGTAAATGCCGTCCGGGAAGATGCAGAGATACGCGCCCATCGACACGATCTGCTTCTTCCCGCTCGTGATCTGCACCGCCGTCATATACTCTGCCATCGAATAGCCGGAGATGTAGAGCTGTTGGTTGTCGATCCAGCAAAGCGCGTCCCGCGAGATAAGCGCCTGCGGGCTGTTCAGCTGCCGGTCAAAGCTCCGCTTCTGCCGCTGGCTGAGCAGCGGATAGTTGTCCGCCGTCAGGTTCTTCATGTTGAAGAACTCCCCATCTCCGATTTCGAGATTGTGGTTGTACCCTCCGAAGACCTCCGTCGTGACGGTGCTCTTCTCTGTGTCCGTCAATGCTGGCATCAGCATCGGCCCCACCCCTTTCATTCATGTATTCACCGTTATGCACCCATTCTCCGGTCTTTCCTCCTGGAATTTTTGTGCCTTCTCGCATATTCATTCGCTTTTCTGTGCATATTTTTCATTGTTTTTTCATCTGGTTCAGCGGATCAGCCCAAATCGGCTGCGCCGGAGCCGTCTGCATCGGGCGAATCGGCCTGCTCATGCAGAAGTACCGCCATTCGTCCGCCACATGATCCTCCATGCTTGTGTCGAGATCTTCAACCTTGTGCTCGTCGTATACCAAAATCGGGATCGTGCGTATAAACGCCTCGCAGTTTCGGAAAACATACATCCGCGGGTATCCGTTCTCGTCGAATTGCAGCCGGTAATGGCATTGCATCCATCCCGCGATGCGCTCGTTGTCGCCCTTGGTGAAATACACGCCGTGCCGTGCCGCTGTCTGCTCGATGCTCTCGCCGCGGCTCGCGTCCCAGATCGCCGGGTCCGCAATGCCTGTGATGTCCTTGCCCTTGAGCCATGGGTGCTGCCGCTCGATCTTCGCGATCTCCGCAAACTGTTTGTCCGGTGTCCATTTCACACCTTCGTTCGGTGTCTGCGTGCAGCCGTACAGCTCCAAAATGCGGTAGATCACGCCGTCGTAGTCCACCGCCCACCATGCGCAGGAGAACGGTTTCCCATAGCCGAAGTCGTAGCTCCGGCAGATCGTCCACCCGCTCGGAATCTCGAACGGATCGATGACGTGCGTGCCTTGCCGCGTCTGGTATCCGTCCGGGTTGTTGACGAAATCCTCGAAGAACTGCCCCTCGTAGACATCCCATCTCCCGTCGAGCCACGCTGCCCGCAGCTTCGGCGGCAGATTCTCCAAACTTCGGATGTAGTCCGGCTGCTCCCGCAGCAGCGCCTTGTTGTCCGTCACCTTCGCCTGGATGAAGGAATAATCCTCCGGATACTCGTCTGGATTGAAAATGCGATCGACAAACAGCCGCTTGAAATAGCCATGGCTCGGCCCACCTGGGTTCAGCGTGTAATATGTCCGCTTTGGGAAACTGTTCGCGCCGCGCACGCAGGCGTTGATCTTCTTGATCCATTCCTCGCGGAGCTGCGCCGCTTCGTCGATGAAAATCACGTCATACTCCGCGCCCTGATACTGGTAGAGGTCGTTGTCCTTTGCGCAGTAGCCGAACGCGATGCTGCTGCCGTTCGGGAAACGGAAGATCTTTTCCGTCTGGTTGTACTTTGCAAATCCCTTCAGCTCCGTCCGCAACTGGTCGATGTGGTTGTTGCGCAGCTCCGGCATCGTCCGCCGCACAATCAGGATCTTGATTCCCGGATAGCGCAGCGCCAGCAGCTTCCCCTTTGCGCGCACCGCCCAGCTTTTCCCGCCGCCGCGTGCTCCGCCGTATGCGATGTGCCGGTGCTTGTCGGTCATAAAGAGCCACTGCTTCGGCTGTACCGTGCCAATCGTCAGCGTTTTCATTCGCTGCTCTCCTCCAGCTCCCGGTCAATCTCAATTTTCACGCCTTGCGTCTCCCGGTTCTTGCCGTCCTCGGCATCCCGCGCATATCCAAACCCGTATGCAAGTGTGAACTGTGCGCCGCGCTGTGCATCCCGGTCAAAGAGCCGTTCGGCTGCGTATTGTTCCACGCGCAGGCGCGCGCGCGTCACCGTGTCCACAAATTCGCGCTTCGCCTTGTAGTTCAGCAAGCTCTGCCGCGAGGTAAAACCGAGTGCCAGCGCAAGCCCCTGAATGGTCATCGGCCTTCCGCCGACGTATATCGGCTCGCCGTTCTTGTTCAGCATCGGCGTTCCATCTCCATCTCGCAGCAGCTCCCGCTCGCAGCTTGCAAAATAGGCGTCGATCTTCTCCTGCATTTCCTCTGCCGATGTGAATGTCGGTTTCCGTCCCATCCGGCGTCACCTCCCTTCGCTTTTAAGCATAAACCATGCTTTTCGGCTTTTCACCCCACGCCAAAAGAGCGCCCGGGCCACCCCGCGCGCTTCTTCTGTTCCAGTGTCTTTATTCCTGCCGATCAAAATATCGCAGCTTTGCCGCCGCGACGCTGCACTTCCGGTAATCATAGCTTGCGCAATACCGGCTGATGTACTCTGCCGTGTCGCAGCTCTCCCGGAAGCAGAGCATGCAGCCGTCTTCGCACTTGATCGTCTTTTTTCCAGCTGCCGCCCAAAATGGGCATATGTACGCCCTGTGCCAGTAGTCGCTCATGCTCCGCCTCCTTCGTCGTAAAACTTTACACATTTACAAGGCTCAATCTAAGCGGCGTCCCGTCCGCTTGCGTTCCTGCTCCTTTTCCGGCACACATACATATTTATAATATTGATATCCGTACTTCGTCGCCCGGCACTCCGCCAGCACATATCCGCGTGGCGCCACCGGCGGCCGCTTCGGGCTGTACTCGCGCACGGCCTCCGTCGGCATCTCCGCCTCCGGCATCCGGCACGTCCGGCTTGCCTTCCAGCGGTGCCCGCCGAACTCCTCCCGCCAGTGGTCAAAGAGATAATTCGCCAGCGCCGTATAGTCCTGCCCGTGGTCGACGAGCTGCCCGCTCTCATTTTTATAATAGTTGTGCTTGCGCAGCGGCTTCACGTCGATCACGCTGCCGCGTCCCCATAGCTTTCCGATTTCCTCCTCCGGCACGCCGTCCGAGATCATGTGCAGGTGGAAGCGCCCTGTGTGCTTGCCCTTGCCGTACACCAGATAGATCTTCGCCGCCGGATATTTATATAGTATGCGGCGGTAAAAATTGTCCCGTTCCCGCTTGCACTCTGCAACGGTATGTACTTCGCTGTCCAGATCAAAGGTCAGCGTCGAATAAAGCGAGGCGGGCGAGAAGTTCGCATTGACAAGCCGTGCATTCTTCCGGCGGCTGATCGCCTCGCGGTGCGCTGCCCGGTCTTCCTCATTTTCAAAGCGCGGCTTTCCAATCTTCGCCGTCTTCACGTCCGCGCCATCCCGGATGTTGTATACGATCTGCTCGCAAACCGCGCCGCAAAAGATCCTCTGCTTCACTCTGCGCATCCCGCTCACCCTTTCACCCTTTTTCTTCCGGTTCAAAGCAGCGCCGGTCGTCCGGCGCTCCGTTCAGCCGTCATGTTCCTCTCTCGCCCCGTGGATCAACCCCCAGCGCGCCCGGAGGCCCTTTTGTGCCACAATCGCCGTTTCTGATCCCGAGGCGTTTCATCCAGCGAAGCATCTTCCTTTCTACACCCTCCGGTGGCAGATCTAAATTCAGTACACCCGTGCAAATAATCACATCAAGATATTCTTCGCAAAGATCTCTTCGACACTCTTCCACCGTCTTTGGCGTCGGATTCTTCACATCCAGCGCCCGCCGCAGCTTCAACGCCGCCTGTGCCAGCTCCGTGCATTCCTCGGCCAACTGTGCCAGAGCTTCAGGCTCTCCCAATCGATCTTTGATCTTCTTGATTTCAGTGTTCATTGTTCCTCCCATTTTCTCGCAGGCCTACACCCGGCGCTCCGTTCAGCCGTCATTCTAAAGACTTTAAAACTTCATTTTCTTGCTTAATTTTCTCCCATTCTTGAACATACCACTTGTCACTCCGTGCGCGCCGTTCTTCCGGCGTTTCCGCGAAAAGGTCTACATTCTCCGGAATGTCAAGGAGTTTCTTCGCGAATTTCTCCGCCGCAGCCTCCGGCGTTTCCGCATCCGCCTGAAGAAACGCTATCAGCAGCAGCGTGTCGAAAACAATGCCCCAGTCAGCGGCGCTTTCATTCACCTTCGTTCCCTCCATCCATTTGCGCGATGCAGTTGGGGCAATACTGCCAATACTGGTCTGGGACTTCCTTCGTTCTTGGGAACATTATCTTGCACCGGCTGCACTCGCGGTGCGGCCAGCTCGGCCACCTATCCAGCAGCCACTTTCCATGCACCACCTTCACAACGTCGGCGGCGGGCAATGATAAAATCTCACTTGCGATGCAATCCGCCAGTCCAGTATGCTGTCCCAATGCAGATCCGTTCGCAAGCCCGTACTTTTCGGCGATTTTAACCGCATCTGTGCGCTTGATGTAATCAGTCATAATCCATATACTCCCTTCCGATTCTGTTTCGCATTTCATACGGCAGTGCAAGCAGCGGCGTGCATCTACTCAGGATCTCTGCTTTCAAAAGCCGCTCCGCCTGCCGCTTGGTCAGCCGCCGCTCTCGCTTCTTCGGCGGCAGCTCTCCTTTTGCGGCTGCGATGGCGGTCGGGTTGTGCTTATGTTGACCCATCATTTACCCTCCGAATCGCTCTTTTCCTCAAATTCGCCGCACATGATATTCTCCGGGCGCTCCTTTGCGATGATCTTTCGGAGAGTTTTATTCGTAACACGGCAGCGCAAACCTGCATAAATGCCATATTCACAGCCAGCCTCGATGCCCCGGCCAGCCTCGATGCCCCAGCCAGCCTCGATGCCCTCGCCAGCCTCGATGCCCTCGCCAGCCTCGATGCCCAAGCCAGCCTTGATGCCCCAGCCAGCCTCGATGCCCCAGCCAGCCTTGATGCAGCCTTCGACTTCCAGCTGTCCAGCAAAGATGATGCCTTTCTCGACGATCAAATCCTCCTCGATCTTGCGGACTTCACCCGTTTCCCCGAACGCGCCCAGCAGCCACGAACCATAGCTGAAGTTCTTTTCCGCACAGCAATCCAAAAGTTCCTGATACTCCACGCCGTCCGGATACTTGTCTACCGGATATTCCTTCAAAAAGTCACGATAGCCAGCGGCACACGCGCCTTTCTCCTTCAAAAGTTCCTTTGTGATCTTCATTATTCTTTCATTCCCTCCATTTCCGCCAGCGCCTTTTCAGCTTCTTCGCGCGTCAGGAAAACATTCTTCCCGACGTTCCAAATGTCTTGTAAAAGGAATCCGTCAGCTTCAGTGTATGGTTTACTTTTATCCGGGTACGTTTCAAAGGTTCGCTTTAAGCGCTATATCGGATCACCCACCTTACACGGCAGCACCACCACGCGCCCCTCTTGATCTGCCACAGCCAGCTCCCGCAGGCGGGCAATCGGCAGGCCCTCGAACTCCGTAATCTGTGCGACTGCCTTGCCCATGATTGCCGCTTCCAATGCCTCGATCTGCTCCGGTGTCCGTTTGGTGTCCTCATACCGTTTGAGCTGCTCCCAGACCTGCTTTTGGCTGCAACCATCCTTGTATGGGCACGTTGGATACCCGCACCGCGCAATATCGCAGAAGTTTCCCTCAAATGTCAGTCGTTCCATCGTCAGTCCCCCTTATCCTGCGTCGCGCACGCGGAAGAAAACCGTGATGTTCAGTTTGTAGTCGTTCTCAAAGATGTGCCGAACACTGTCATCCCGCCACTGCGAACCGTGGTCATAAGATTGCGATACCATACGAGCAACGATCTGGTTCACGATTTCCGTTGCCGTTTCCCTTGATACGCCTTGCTGAAACTTGAGAAAGGTGAATCTATAGCCGAAATCAGTTTGCAGCTTTTCGTAGTAAACATCAATTTCGTCATCAACCTTGAGCCGCAGCGTGGATGGGATGAACTCGTCGCTTGGAATATAAAATTCAATTTTCATGATTGTCCTCCTTCGGCGTCATCGGAATCACCCACGACGGAATGAGCGCCCGATACTGCTCCACCTTCGCTTTCAGCTCGGCAATCTCCTTCTGGTCGCGCTCGATCTGTGTCGCAGCCCGCAGCAGCAGGGGTCCCAGACAGCGCCACTCAAATTCGCCATGTTCGCCATGACACGGATGACAGCATGCGTCACAGTCTCCTCCATTCCCGCAATACAATAGCACCTTAACCATTTCTTCCGGTTTCAAATTCATAGCAAATCCTCCTGCCAAAATTCGTTGAATTTCTTCCCTGTGATAATCGGCCTGCACCATTCACGTTGAAACCTCCTCCACGCGGCATCCGTTTTTCCTTCTTCATCCCGGAAAAGCATTGCGTATGGTACAAATCCGGCCTGCATGGTCTGTGCCAGCCGCAGTTCCGCGTCCTCAAAACTGTCCCCATCATATCCAACAAGAACATAGCAGCACATGGTGTGGCTCTTTGGCCGGAACCCCGCAAGGCGTAGCTTTCGCCCCATCTCAACCAGAGGTTCCAGATCATCCTTTGTGTCGTATGCTGTGTAAAGCCGCTTTGGTTTTACCTCCCGCAGCAAATCCGCCTGCCATTGTTGAAGCAAGGACGGTTCCAGTCCTCCGGTGAAGATCGCCGGATGCTCCTGCCTCTTGAGCATTTCGCAGACCGCCCGGAAATGGTGTTCAGACGTTCCGAGAATGTTGTCGTCAAGGATATTCCAGCCATCCACGATCGGCAGCTCCCGAATCACGCCATGTGCGCAGCGCGGAACCGAGCAGAACCAACATTCCTTCGTACAGCCGCGCGACGTGAAGATATAGCCGTCTCGGAGATACATTCCCGGCGTGAAATCACCCATGCGGTCATCAAATGCCGGGCCGCCTACTTCAACTGGCACGCCGATGATTTGCCACGCATAGTAGAGATCTTCTGCACGTGGAATGTCCCATGTGAAGGTTGTAGAGATGTGCACAGCTTCCACGTCAGCCTTGATGCAGTCTGCGATATTTTCAATCGTCGGTGCACCAAAGAACGTCAGCGAATCCGTAGGAGACGCAGCCGTCTTTCTTGGGAATACCCGCGCAATCCGATTCATTTCAGCAACCCCATTCTTTTCAATCTCGCTACACTCCGTGACCGCTTTTCCGCGTCCGCAGTGTAGGCGTCGCGGCTCCGTTCGACTTCTCTCGCCCGATATTCCGCCTGTTTCGCTTCCTCATATTCCAGATACAGCTCGCACTTGGCGTGGCATCCCACTGCCCGAGTCGGACAGTCCCTCTCACACGGCGGCTTCACCGCTCGCCTCCAATTCGTCCAGCACGTCCTGCACCCATATCTCTGCGCGAAGCCAGAGTCCTTTGTCCGACTGCGCGTCTGGCATATCGATAGTTTCTTCTTTTTTCAGCACCCACGCCAGAAAATCATTCCGTCGAAAACATCTCACAGTCCACGTTTTGCTGTCTGCTTTGCGGAATACCGCTACCGCATGATAGCGATCCTCGCTGTAAACTATGAATCCTCTCAGATCATCTCCACTCATTTTGCTGCCACCTCCACAACCTCATCCGCCCGCAACAGCACCTTTTTCCCGGCCCGCTCGAAGATGTACCCCGTGCTGTTATAGCTCTTCCGCTTCACTGCGTGGATCATCTCGCCCAGCCGCGGCCGCAGTTCCTTGTAGATCCTCGGAACCTTCACGCAGATCACCGTGACGGCAATGTTGTCGTCCTTGTACCATTCCTCCGAACACTGTTCGCTGCAAAAGGAATTGAATATCGCGCCCTTGCGTTGAATTTCTTTCCCGCACTGCCTGCACTTCATGCTTCCCGGCCTCCTTCTCTGGCCGCTTCATACTCCATGTGATCTTGCATATAGGCGTGCAGATAGAGTTCCAGCAGTTTCAGCGCCCCTGTCACCATCTTGTTCAGCCGCTTCCGCGTGGTCTCCCATGCGCCCTTCACCGTGATCTGCGGCTCCACGCCGCCCACGACCACGATCTCCGTCTCCCGCGTCTGCTCCTGTTGCGTCCCAACGTCGAACAGCGTCTGTTCCTGTGTCAGGACAATCCGCGGCGGATAGACGTCACTGTTGAACTCGACTTCCATGTGCTGCGCGTGACATTTCTCTTCGTATTTTCCAAAATCGATGTCAAATACCGTCATAATTCTTCCCATAGCCTCGTCTCCTTTATTCTTTCGCCCTCCCGGGCGTTTGGTATATGGTCATGCCACGGCGCGTTTCCCTTCGCGCCGTGGCAGCAGAGACGGCCCTTCCCCGTCTGCGCCCAGTGTTCCCAAAAATCCTGGGCGAGCCGTGCCCATCTGCGTCGCGCAGCTTCTCCTAGGAGGCCAGATGCCGTGCGCCGTGGATCATCGGCGCATTGGATGACGTTCCTTTCCCGCACGTCTCACACGGGTTCATACGCCGCCCGGAGCATTGGGCCGTCTGACTTGTCCATGCTCCGGACGCGCAGCAAAAAGCCGGTTGATCCTTCGCAGACCGCGAATGGCGGCGCGGCCTGCGCATACGCCCACAAAAAAATGTAGATCCGGCTCAGTTGCCCAGTTCATCAGTGCTCTGTCTCGGCGGCAAAATCTTCCGCCGCAGTCCGTCCTCGCACCATTTCAGCGGAATGTGTCTCCGCCGCTCCGCCTCCTCGTCGTTCCAGCCGCAGTGCGCACACTCCATCCTGCACTCTGCAAATCTTGCGTCTTTCCCCAACAGGCAGTGATCCAGCTGTTCCAGTGGTGTCATCTTCAAAGTTCAAACCTCCCGCACGTCGATTCCATACATCGACCGCATAAACTTCCTGTTTCGCAGATATTCCTTCGTCCGTGTCGGCCCGCTCTTCACGTCCTCCACGATCTTCTCGCCGGACACTTCCCGGATGTATGAAAAGTCCGCCGTGTACCTGATCGCGCGTACCCGCTCCCCGGTCTCCGTCACATAGGATTCCTGAATTGTGAATTGCGGCTGCAGCCGTAGGTCGCGAATCTCCCCGGCGCGCAGCATCAGCAGCAGTTCGTCATAGCGCCGCGCTTCCTTCTGGCCGTCAAAGTGAATTCCGCCGCGCTCCGCCTTCTGGTTCCGATACTTGGCCGCTTTCTTCTCCGGTGTCGGCATCTCCTGCGGCATCCCGCCAAGGATCTTCTTCGCGTAAAGGTCCCGCATCCCGGCGGGCATGTCCGCCATGCTGTCAAATCGCAATCCGCTCATGGTCTCCTGTCCTTTCCTTATCCGATCACCAGCTCCGGATTCATCCGCAGCATCGTCGCCTTCGCCGTCTGGTGGTATTCCGGCCGCGTCCACTTGAAGCCCCAGTGCTTCGCCGCGAGAAACAGCGCCGCCGTCTCATCCGCGCACCGCACATCCACGGTCTGCCCTGCGTATTGCACGCGGAAATACTTCTTCCCACTGTATCCCGGCTGCCGGACGATCTCCGGCTTCTTCGGTCTGCACGCCGCTGGCACCTCGTTAAATCGCGTCGCCATCCTCGTCGCTTCCTCCCATCGCATAGCCGAGGCACGCCACCGTCGCGAACGCAAGCAGCACGCCGCCCCAGTAAATCCCGAACCCAACGTAAAAGCCCATCGCCATAAAGCAGCCGCCGCTCGCGATCAGTGCCAGCCTCCGCAAGATCCGCACCCTCGCGTTGTCATGTTCTTTTTTCGAGATCATACTTCATCCCGCTCCTTTTCCTTTTGTAAGTAATACCGCAGCTTGCCCAGCCGCGTCATACTCTCCGCCGCCCGCTCCCGCAGCTCTTTCTTGTCGTGGAATAGCTCAATGGCCTCGGCCTCCGCAGCCTCCGCACAGATGATCGCGGCGATCAGTTCGCCAAATTGTTGCTCATTCACCCGCAGCGTGTAGTGCATCAGCGTCCCTCTCTTTCTTCACATAGAACTCCACGCCTGGGAACATCGCCCGCAGATACCGCAGCTTCAGCTCCGTCGCCGCGATCCGCTTTTCCTCGAGCGTCAAATCGTCAAAGCGAACCAACTGCCCGTTCTTCGTCACATAGCTTTCCGTTCGGATCACCTGTTTTTTCCGCATCCTGCGTCCCTCCCTTTCCGTGTATTCTATTCCGCCGGAGCGATTACTGCTCCTTTCCTGCGCCCATCAGCTTTGCCGCCGCGGCCACGCCCTGCATATAGGCGATCATGACCTCGATCTGCTGCGCGTTCATGTGCTTCATCTCGTGCAGCACACCCTCGACTTTCTTCTTCTGTTCTTCCGACATATCCCTCACCTCACTCGCTTCATTCCTTCTTGACACCTCCCGTCTGCATGGTAAAATACAGTCAAATGGAGGCGATCGCATGTTAGAGCATGTAACAGATTCCCGTTATATCCCGCTGGCCCTGCTCTCCGGTGTCGGCGGGTGTATGCAATTTGTCGACCTGATGAATCAGACCATCTCGCTTTCCGGCCTCGATGCTGTCCAGACGAAAGTCCTTCTGCAAACCATGCGCGGCCAGCGTCTCATTTCCGGCAGCTTCTCGTCTGGCTCCTACGTCCAGTTGGAGCAGTCCGGCGCGGAGCTTCTTGTCTCCCTCCAAAAGGAGGCGAAAGAGCGTCTACAACTCGCCGAGAAGGAAGCGAAACAGCATGCCGAGGAAAAACGTCAGAAGAAGTTTAGCAATGTGCTGGCAATAGCAGCGATATTTGAACATCTTATAGTCTTCATCCTCGGTGTCCTCGTTGAGCATCACACCCAGCTCTTCGCTTGGATCGCGTCTCTTTTTCATTGACTTCACCTCGCTCGGTTCATTCCTTGGTTATACGTTAGCATACCTCAGAACCGTTGTCAAGCATAATTTTATTCCTTGGTTATATTTTTTCTTGACATTTCATTTCCACTGTGTTACCTTGTGGCTAGAAGGTGGTGAAAAGCTTGAATACAATCAACGATCGAATCGCTTATTTAATCAAAGACCTTGGTATCACAAAAACGAAATTTGCCGAAACCATCAACTTGAGCCAGCCGTTCGTGTCCGCCGTTTGTTCCGGTTCAAAAATGCCCAGTGACCGCACAATCTCGGATATCTGCCGGGAATTCAATGTTTCGCTTGCTTGGCTGGAAGACGGCGAAGGGGAAATGTATGTCCAGCGCAGTGAAAACGAGCGTATGGCCATGCTGTTCAACGACGTGCTGGCCGAAGCCGACGAATCCACCCGCAAACGCGGCATCGCAGCCGCTCTCGAAATGCCCCCGGAGTTCTGGGACAACATTCTCGAATACGCGAAAAAAATCACCGGAAGCAAGTAAAATGCTTCCGGTGATTTTTACAAAAACGCTCATGGCTCTTGACGATTCTGTGATTCTTTTGTATTCTGAAATAAAGGAGGCGTTTTTTTATGAACTGGCATGAATGGATGTATTACCTTGGCATTTCTTTCGTTGCGTGGGTAATTGCATCGCTTTTGAATGAATGGGTGCTCCGAAAAGATCCCAGTGAACGGACAGCCTTTAGCACGATCGTTTCCATTATATCCTTTATTTTTTATTTCCTTGGTTTAATTGTTACCCTCATCGCCACATACGGCATTGGTTGTCTTACCTTGTCTCGCTTAGAGGGGCACGACGAATCCTCATACAAATCCGGTTATATTGCTGGGTATAACGACGCAAAGGCCGGCAAGAAATACAACGCAGATATGCCCAGCAAGAATAAGTGATGGCCGTGAAAGTAAAATTTATATTTCTCCTGCTTCTTATTTTATCTCTCATGATTCTCCCAGTGTCCGCCCACCCCGGCAGAACGGACGGCAGCGGCGGCCACCATGACAGTTCGACCGGCGAATACCATTACCATCACGGTCATTCCGCCCATCAGCACGAAGATTTAGATGGCGATGGACTTTTGGAGTGTCCCTATAATTTTGACGATCAAACCGGTTCACATTCCGGCTCTATATCGTCATCCGCCGTCGCTTCTGGTGAGAATTCCCCTCTATCAAATCTTCCTGGAATAGTGTGTTTTCTAATTGTCATCTTTGTCGTCATCTCTGCTGCTGCAATTCTAAGTTTTGTACTCGCACTTGTTTGTGTCCTTATTGATAAAAATAAAAAACGCCCGAAGCGGTGATTCGCTCCGGGCGTTTATTCTGTCTTCACGATGTTCCGTATAAACCCAACAATGATGTACTTCTGCTCCGGCGTGGCCTGTTTCCATAGCTTCTGCATTTCCTCGTCTACGGTTTTCGTCATCTTTTCCATTCCTTCGCCTTTCTCTTTCCAAAAAACATGGTCGATTTTTTGTGCAACATCCTAACTTGAATCGTTTCCAGATTCGTCCTATACTGGAAGTATCAAGGGATGCCCCGCCGCCATGTTCCCGGCGGCGGGACTTTTGGCCGCTGCAAGCGTGTGGGAGCTGCTTGCAGGTTTAGCCTACCACGAACGCACCAAATTTGTCGACCATCGGCCATGGGCTTCCGTGTCCATGTCCGTTGGGAAATCAATGAAAGAGGGAGAAAATTTGAAACAAGAACTATGGGAGCTATGCCGTGACAAGAAAGATTCCGCAAATCCGCGTATCACCAACCAGCAGCTGGCCGAACGATCCGGCCTGTCCCAGAACGCCGTCGGGCAATATCTCCGCGGCGAAACGCCGAATGCGCCGCTCTCCACGTTTGGCCCGATCTGTAAAATGCTCGGCGTCTCCGTCGACGAATACCTCGGGATCGAGCATCCCGCTCCTTCTTCTGACGCTTTGCAGGCCGTCCACTTGGAGCGCGACCACTACAAGCGTGAGATCGAGCTGTATAAACGCTCCCTTCGCACGCACCGCATCGTCACCATCATCCTCGTCTCCATCCTCGCCCTTGTCGCGATCTCGCTGGTCATCGATTTTCTCGTTCCCAATGTCGGCTGGATTCGCGATACCATGTCCATTTTACGGGAGGTCTCCGCCTATGCCTGAACCACATATCGCAGCCGCCTATGTCCGCGTCTCAACCGATGACCAGATGGAGCTGTCCCCGGATTCCCAGATGGAGAAGATCCGGGAATACGCCGCGAAGAACGGCCTGCTCCTGCTCTCGGAATACATCTTTCACGATGACGGCATTTCCGGCCGGGCTGCTGAAAAGCGCCCCGGCTTCCAGCAGATGATCGCCACCGCCAAAGACCCGTCCCATCCGTTTGATGTCATCATCGTCTGGAAGTTCTCCCGCTTTGCCCGCAATCAAGAGGAATCCATTTTCTATAAATCCATCCTGCGCAGCAAGTGCAAGGTCGATGTGGTGTCCGTCTCCGAGCCGCTGATCGCTGGCCCCTTCGGCAGCCTGATCGAGCGGATCATTGAGTGGATGGACGAATTCTACTCCGTCCGCCTTGCGGAGGAAGTCAAGCGCTCCATGACCGTCAATGCAAAGAATGGCGCCCTGCAAGCTACACCATCCTTCGGCTACCGCGTAGAAAACCGGCAACTGGTCATCGTCCCGGAAGAAGCCGAGATCATCCGGGAGATCTTCCGGCGCTTCATCTCCGGTGATGCCATGTTTCGCATCGCGAAAGATCTGAGTTCGCGTGGCATCCGCACGCACCGCGGGAATCCCTTTGAAAACCGTACCATTGATTATATCCTGAATAACCCCGTCTACGTCGGCAAGCTCCGCTGGACGCCGACCGGCAGGACACACCGAAATTTCAAGAACGAGGACAGCATCATCGCCGACGCGCTGCACGAACCGATCATCGATGCCGAAACCTGGGACGCGGCGCAGGCTCGCTGTGCCGAACTGAAAAAGTCCTATAAGCGCTACGGCAAGCCTTCCTCTGAGCGCAAGCACTGGCTGTGCGGTGTTGTCCGCTGCTCTACCTGCGGCGCGACGCTCATTTGGGTAAGTCCGCATTTTATGAAATGTAACAACTATGCGCACGGACGCTGCACGACCACCCAGCATATCGCCGTCGAGGCACTGGAAGAATCCTTCCTTGCCCAGCTTCAGCACGATTTGACGTTCGCGGAGTCTGTCGCTTGCGTTGTTCAAGCCGCAAAACCCGCTCATTCCGACCAGCGCTTGCAGCAGCAGCGTTCCCGTATCGTCTCCCGTATTGATCGCCTGCGTGAATCTTACTTAGACGGCGTCGAGACGCTGGAAACCTATAAAGCCGCCCGGCAGCAAATGCAAGCGCAGCTTGACGACCTCGACGCGCAAATCGCCGAATCCGCAGCCGTCCCCGTCGTCGATGCCGCCGCGCTGCTTCGAAATGCCATCGCCGCCGTCCTTGAAACGCTCCGTAGTCCAACAGCCACCGTCGCGCAAAAGTACGAATCCGCCATGTCCATCATCGACCGCTGCACCTTCGACAAATCCCAGATGCTCCTCGCGATCTCTTATAAATTCATTTTCTGATGCTCTTTATTGTAGCAAGATGGAGTATGGCCCACCATACTCCATCTTGCTATAATAATTGAAATCACTTTCTCAGCACAACCCCATGATAATACCCGGCCATCTTCGCCTCCGGCCCTCCGGCGTCCTTATCCATCAAGAACGCTTTGGCGAGGTCGGCGTAGAACTCCGGCCTATCAAGGCCGTATTTCGACGCCACGGAATAATAGTCCGAATACATCATGTTCATTGCCGCCCACCAGACGCAGGACTTTACATGAACACCTGTGATATTGGCCACGGCGTCCGTCTGGCCCATCGACCAATGCGGGCCGGTCGTGCCGTCCTCGTTCTCCATGCGGGCCGTCCATGCTTTTGCGTCGTCCTCGGTAAAGCCCTCGGCCTCGTCGTGCCCGTCCATGCGGTGCAGCGCACAAATGGCATCCGCATACACCGTGACTTCTTCCGCGCGGCCAAGCGTCACCGGGCGCTCCATGATCTCATGCAGCTGCCGTTTCAGTTCTTCGATATAATGCTCTTTTCCCATGTCAAGCCTCCTGAATGTATTTGTAAAGCCGGTCGACGTCGTTCACATCAAACCGCAGCTCCCCAATGACCGGAATGGTCAGTGGGATCTTCTTGCCGTCCACGCGCGTCCTCGCGGCGTTGTAAAGCCGGTCGAGGTCGATGTTGCCCTCCTCATCCATAATGCCCATCATCTGCACCGCCGGATTTTCACGCAGCTTGAGCAGCTGCGCCTTGCCTCCATCCATGATGAGCGCCAGCGCGATCCCGGCGCCGATGCCCTTGCCGGTCGGCAGGTGCGGGATGATCTCATTGTCGGCATACTGCGCCACGCCGCGCATGGCCTGATCTATCGTTACCATAAGGATACCTCCGTGTTAAGATCGGGGCGGCTATTGCCGCCCCTTGCGTTTACTTGTTGCAGCAGCCGCACTTCGGGAGTGGATTGTAGAGCGTCTGCGCCGTGGTTGCGGTGCCGGTGGTGACGTCGGCGACCTGCTTGGGATAAAAGGTCGCGTTGGCGTAGGTGACAATCGAGTTGTCGCCGCAGCAGCGCCGCTCGGCTTCCATCTCGATCTCGCGGTGCAGCTCGGACTTGACCGATGCAATGTCCTGACGGGCAAGGACGAAGCTGTCCTCGGTGCGCTGGTTGTGGACTGCCTGATCGCAGATCGACTTACGGATGTCCTTGAGCTGTCCGTCGATATAGGCGTACATCTCCAACGACTTCTGATCGTTGTAGGTGTTGGCCTTGAGCATCGCGATCTCGCTGTCCTTCTGCGCGAGCTGCTGCTCACGATCAAGCTCATAGCGCGTGACCGGCATATTCTCGCTGCACCCCGCAGCCGGATTTACACCCCAGCCGTTCCAGCCTCCGCCGAGCAGGTTGCCCAGCAGTCCGAGGCCGACGCCCGCCGTGCCGATGATACCAGTGGTCAGGGCCGCATTGGCCTTGCCGTTGCTTGCGTATTCCATAGAGTTTCCCTCCAAAAAATGTAGTGAACTGGCCAGTTCCTACGTTCAGTATGAGGGATTTCAAATTTCTAAGGGACGCACGAAGGTAGCATGAGCGATGCATTTATGTAGCATTTCTGACGCATCGTAAAAAATGTTTTAGAAATCCTCTTGACGCCTACGGTATTACCGTATATTATGAAGTCATAAGATAAATCAAGGCGAAAGCTGGAAAGAGGTGTGCAATGCCAACTGATGCGCAAAAGCGCACCCGCAATAAGTGGGACGCAGAAAATATGTCAGTGATCTCCTGCAAGCTCAGGCGGGAGATCGCGGATGACTTTAAGGCCGCTGCGAAGTCCAGCGGCACCACGCCGAATGAGCTGATCCGAGGCTGGATCAATGACTATCTGAATGATCGTAAGGAGGGTAAAACATGACCGGAGCGGAATATTTATTTGATCTGATACGCGCGTTGCCAGAGGATATGCCGAGCAGTCTTTACACCAGTAATCGGGCGATAATAGTTGTCACCCAGCCGGATTGGGAGTGGTTGGCCACAAATCTGCGCGGAGAACTGACATTGGATTTTGCGCAGGATTGCAAGCGCAGGAAATTGCTTGGGTATCAAATCGGCGTAGTTGATACTCCGATATGGCGTGATACTTTGGTTCCAAACGAAGATGCTATTTCGTGCTTAGGAATTGGCGATTGCCTTGTAAGAGATGATCGTCTTTGGCGTTGCGTGTCAATGGAGGGTGACGGTAACGGTGGAGTCCGAAAGAATTTCGAGCTTGTGTCCGAGATTTTGTATATGTAACAAAAAGCCCCCCGACAGGATCACTCCTGCCGGGGGCTTTTGTACCGTCACAATATCTTGTATTACTCACTTATCATTTGCAGCTTCGCTGCCGTGTGCCGCGCTCGTGCGTAGATTTGCGGCAGTCTGCGGGTGATCGTACTGCGCGCCATGTCCAGCTCCACCGCGACGTCGATCTGCGGTGTCTTGTCCATGACATAGCGCCGGACGATCTCCGCGTCCTGCTCACTGTAACCTGCCTGCTCAATAATTTGCTCCCACTCGCCTTGCAGCAGGCCGGTCAAGTCTTCCGGAATCCGCACCCTCGCGCTGATCGTCACCACCTCCAATCCGGGTGGCGCGGCACACGGGGCGCTACTGCTTATGATTCAGAATGGGAATGTTCCCTTTATTACTAACTTCGAGATCCAGCGCCTTTGCAATATCTCTGATCTTGATGTAATTCGTGCCGTCCTTCAAAATGCGTTCGACCTCGATCTCCTTGCCGTCTATGATCATCTTCGATTTCGTGATCACCTCATCCACCTCCTCCAAGAGCTTCTTAAAGTCCGCCCATTTCTTTTCGTCAATCAGCGGCAGCGGACACAGCTTCATCGAAATGTCGTAGTGCCGGATCGCGGCCTGCACGCCCGGAAGCTGCTTCAGCAGCATTTGATAAAGCCGCGCAGCGTTGCGCATCGTCGCCTCCGGGATGTAATACTTGCCAGAAGCGTCCGTGTGGCTCACCATCTCGATGGAAACGGTGTTGTAGTTGCCGTACACCTTTCCGAATTTGCCGCTCCTGCCGTCGCCCACGGCCCATGCGACCACGTCCAGCGGCACACACTGGTAAACGGTATCACCCTCGTCGACCACGAAATGCGCCGAAGCGGCGCGTCCCTCGCTGCCGTTCGCGAAGTACCTGGCATTGCCGAGCGCCGTCGCGTGCTGGCCGGTGTTGGCCGTGTAGTGGAACACAATGGCCCGGATGGCCGAGAGCGGACGCTTGCCGCCCACTCTCGTTGCCCGGATGGTATCGTTAATTTTCAGTGCCATCGCCGTCACCCTTCGCATCCATCGCGTCCTGTGCCTTCTGCGACTGCGTGCCGAAATAGAACGTGATGACCATCAGGAAGATCGTCAAGAAGTCTTTCCCTGTGATATCACCCCGCAGCGCCAGCACCGTAAACACCACCGTCAGCAGCAGCGTCACCAGCGACTTCACGCTCAGCAGATTCGAAAGCCGTTTCATAATTTTGTCCATGTTATGTACTCCCTTCATTATGCTTTTTCCGTCCCTTTGTTCCAAACTTTCATGGCGCCGGATTTTGTGTATTTTGCCTCATGGTTTTTCGCGGCAATGTAGCCACAATGTGCGCATTGGTACACCAAGAGATTTTTATCGTCTCCGACTTGTTTCAGCACCGGGAAATACCCACATAACGGGCAGGCGTTCAGTTCTCTCATATCGTTTTGTTCCTTTCAGTCCTTCAACACAATTTCCATGATCTGAGCCACGGAGTCCGGGCCGTATTTCTCGGCCCATTCGTCCATGAATTTCTGCGCGTACTTCGCGCGGTTTTCATTTTTCGTTTTCCACTGGTAGACGCCGAGCGCCGTCGCCAGCAAGCCGATCCACGCAATCGTGACCTCCACCACCGGAAGGCCGCAGGCGCACAGCACGATCAGCACGACCGCAACCGTGATAATGAGCGCCAGCGCCGTCTTTGTGTAATTAACTTTCATGCCGTCCGGCCTCGCACTGCTCTTCGAGCTTATGGAGCGCCTTTTTGACATCCCCATTGCCGCCGCGATTGACGTACTTCTTCCCGGCGATCAGCCGCTCCGACATGGGCATCTCGTCCGACATGATCGTGAGGCGCAGGATGCTTAAATACTGCTCATCTTGGAGCTTGGTCATTTTGTCTATCTTGTCGTCGATCTCCTTCAGGTGTCGGCTCTGGGCATCACCTTTTCCCTTCTTCCGCTGGATGGCGCTGACGATGGCCTGCACAACGGTCGTCAGCGCCGACGAGCCGAGGATCGCTACGATGATAGTCACTGCTCCTGTTTCCATTTCTTTCTCCCTCTCTTTGTCTCAAAACTCCACAAACCGTTCATCATCCCAGCTCGGCATTTCACTGTTCTCGCCTGTCCCGATCAGGCCGTCAAATGCTTACCGTGATGTTGTCTGTCACATTGCTTACTAGTTTTGTCTCCGTGTACGTCTGGCCAGAGTATTGATGCGAATATTCCACATAATACGAGCGTCCGTATTTCACAGGATATTGATTCTCCTGCCCGGAAATCGCTGTGATTTCCTCTTCGGTGTAAAGATTCTTTACAGCCGTCAGCGTGTTCCCGCTTGACACGTTCACCGTCATCACAAAATTCAGTGTGTCAATGTCCTGTGCCGACAGTTGTCCTTCGTCATTGACCCTGATCACAAACCGCTTTTCCGATCCCGCCGTGCTGGACTTTAAGATCAGCGCGGTGCCCTCCAGGCTGCCCTGCGCCCAGACGTTTCCGTCCCAATCCACCTCAAACGCATTATGTCTTTGATTCACCATCGTACCATTGCCGATTACGAATAGATTCTTGCCACACCCCGATCCTTGGGGATTGTTGGACATAGGGAGTTGCCTTTTTGTTTCCGCTTCCGCAATACAAAATACCCCAATCGCAGTTTGTCCTGCTACGTCAACCGAGTTGAATTGCCCAAACGCAGTGGAGTACGAACCGTAAACGGATGAGGACGGGCCAGCAAAGCCATACTCTGCATATGGACCAGTCCTGCCGCCCATTGTGACAGAATAGTTCGCGCGTGCGCTTCCATTAAACGCTACACTTACGTCTCCAGATGCGACATCCCGCGCGGTATTGCCAAACAAAAAAGAATATTCCCCGGTGGCCCTTGTCGGTGTCGCGGCGTTGATGGTAACCCGATTACAACCGAGCAATGTCAAGTCTCCCGTACCGGTAGGGTTTTCCTTCGCCAGATAATTCCCTTCCACACCGACCGCTGTGCCATTGTTCACCCACGCGCTGCCGACGCCATCCCACACGTAGATATTGTAAGGTTCCGCCGTGCCGACGCCATAGGCATCCCCGGCAGCAGGGCTTGTGACGGCGGCAGTCAACGCATTGAGCGTTGCATAGTAGCCGAGGATTTGTAAGCCCTTGCCCTGCGGGCCGGTCGCGCCGGTGTCGCCCTTCGCGCCGGTCGCGCCTTTCGGCCCGGTGGGTCCCTGTGCGCCGGTCGGGCCTTGGGCACCGGTGTCGCCCTTCACGCCTTGGGCGCCCTGCGGGCCTGCCGGGCCAACCGCGCCCTGCGGACCGGTCTCGCCCCGGTCGCCTTTGTCGCCCTTCTCGCCCTTTTCGCCCTTCGGGCCGGTCTGCCCCTGGATGCCCTGCGTGCCCTGCGGGCCGCGCTGCGCCCGGATGTCATAGCTCTGCCCGTTCGAGAGCGTCATCGTATAGACGTTCGCGCCGCTCTCGTCCGTCTCCTTGAACTCGACCGCCGAAACGCCCGCATGGCCATACGCCTCGTTGATCGCCGCCGTGAGCGTGCTCTTCTCTCCGGTGCGCAGCGTGCTCAAATCGCCCAGCTTCGCGAGCACCTGCTGTGCCAGCTCGGGCGTAAAGCCGGACGGGGCCTCTCCATCCTCGCTTCCGCCCGGCTCGACCGGGATCGGCTTCGCCATCCGCGCCGTCCGCAGCACCTGTGTCCGCCCGTCTCCGAGCGTCTTCGTCCC